TCGCGGCCCGCGCCGCCGCTGGTTTCAGATGAAGATGTCGTCACGATCATGGGCCTTTGCAAGGCGGTGGGCGGCGACCAGTCGGGCCTTATCTGCACCGGCTACGGGGTCGCTACCATCCCGGATCTGACCAAGAAGCAGGCGCAACAGGTCATTGGCCGACTCAAGGAAAAGCTTGCCGAAAAGGCGAAGGCAGGGACCAACGCCATGGCGGAGAATGCTAATGGCTGATCAGCGCACATCCGAATGGCACGAGCAACGTCTCGGCAAGGTGACCGCCAGTGCCATCAGCAAGGTCATGGCAAAGCTTAAGGATGGTCGCCCTGGTGCCGACCGCAGCAACTACATGGCGCAACTCGTCTGCGAACGACTGACAGGCTCGCCGACAGAGGGTTTCACCAACGCCGCCATGCAGCGCGGAACCGAGATCGAGCCACAGGCGCGGGCGATATATTCCTTTCACACCGGAAACGAGGTTGATGAGGTCGGCTTCATCGATCACCCGACCATAGCGATGAGCGGCGCATCCCCTGATGGCCTGATCGGCACGAATGGGCTCGTCGAGATCAAGTGCCCCAACTCGGCAACGCATATTGCCACCCTGCGGGGCGAACCAATTGAGCGGAAATACGTCCTGCAAATGCAGTGGCAAATGGCCTGTTGCGAACGTGACTGGTGCGACTTCGCAAGTTTCGACGATCGGCTTCCCGACGAAATGGCGCTGCATGTCCAGCGGGTAGGGCGCGATGACAAGCTCATTGCAGACATGCAGGCCGAAGTTGAAGCCTTCCTCGCAGAGCTTGATGCAACAGTAGCGGATCTTTTGAGGCGGTACGCCATGAAGGCAGCAGCATGACCGCCTTCGAATATGTCCGTGCCCGCGACGCCGCGCTTGCCATAGCCGACCCGGTCGAGCGTCGCCGTGCGCACCTGCGCGTTCGCAATGCCAGAAACTATTACCTGATCAAGAGCGATCCTGATCGATATAGGCGTTTGCTCGACAAGATCGCGGCGGCAAAGCGGGCGCGGAGGGCAAAAGCGTAATGCTCGCGCGCACCGCCTTCCGACCGCGCCGCCAGAACAGCAGGCGCGCCGATATCGTGCGCCGCTTCCCGTCGCACTTGGGGTGGCTGCGCAAGCGCCCGTGCCTGATCGAGGGGCGGGGCGGGCACGTCTGTTCCGGGGACATGGAGGCGCATCACGTCAACGAGGGCTCGGGCGGCATGGCGATCAAGCCGCCGGATTTCGAGACGGTCCCGGTTTGCTCCGCTGCTCATATCGAGATTCACTGCGGCAAGCGGACGTTCGAGGCGAAGTACGGGCTGATCCTCGAAACCTGCGCCCGCGACTATGCCAAGGCGAGCCCGCACCGTCACCAATGGGAGAGGGCCGATGCGTGAGATCGCTTGCGCTCAATGCGGAGCCAGAAAGCTGCGCAATACGGGGGAGGTGAACCGCGCCCTCAGGACCGGCGCCCCACTCTATTGCTCGCGTGATTGCACGTTCGCAGCGAAGCGGGTGGGACGCAAGGCGCCTGGCTGGCATGAGCAGCGGTTTACGCCGCGCCCTACAGCGGTCGCGACGGCGTGCGCCGAATGCGGGCGGGCGATGTGGCTTCCGGCTACCAAGGTTGCTGAATATCGCCGCTGCGGGCAGGCCTGCCTAGACGCGCACCGCGAGCGTGAAAGGGAAAATCTCGCGCGCCACTGCGAAACCTGCGGCGACAAGTTCTATCCTCGCCCTCGGCAGCTTCAGAGCGGCGGCGGGCGATACTGTTCTCAGCGCTGCAACGCAGCAGGCGTCGCCGTTATCACGTCGCCAGAGGTATTGAAACTTGCTCAGCAGCGGCGCCGGGAGAAGCACGCCGCCGGATTGATCCCGTGGAAAACCGGCGAGGACCACCATGCATGGAAAGGCGGTAAGGAAGCCGCCTTGGCGCGGCGGCGGGACAGCGGTAAGATGGCCGCAGGCCTTCGCGCGTACCGGAAGAAAAATCCGCACAAAGCCCGCGAGTTCAGCCAGCGTCGTAAGAACGCCAAGCTTGAGCGCCTGCCCTACGGGACCATTCCCCGCATCGGTAATATGCAGCGTTGGAAGTGCGCCGTCTGCGCCGTGGGCATCAAGGACAATTATCACCTTGACCATATCACGCCGCTCGCGCGCGGCGGCAAGCATGAGCCCCGGAATCTCCAGCTTCTCTGTCCGACCTGCAATGTTCGGAAGTCGGCCAAAGACCCTATCGCCTATATGCGGGAATTGGGGAGGTTGCTTTGACGCAGACCGTAATCCTGCGCGAGCCCCGCCACCGCGCGCTTGCCGTTCAACTCGTAATGAAAGCCCCTGACGGCTTCGTCGTGACGATCCGGGAGCAGACTCGCACCGGGGAGCAGTCGGACAAGATGTGGGCAATGTTAGGAGACATCGCCCGCGCGAAGCCGATGGGCCGCCGGCACACATCCGAGGATTGGAAGGCGCTCGCCATGAACGCCTGCGGTTGGGAGTGCCAGTTTATGGAAGGGCTGGACGGCCGGCCGTTCCCGCAAGGCTTCCGCTCTTCGCGCCTGACCAAATCGCAGATGAGCACATTGATCGAATGGCTTTACGCATTTGGAGCCGAGCATGGCGTCCAGTGGAGCGAGCCCGCGGAAAGGAAGGCGGCATAATGCGCGACTTCAACCCATCCGAATGCGCAAAGGCCCGCTGGGAGAAGCTGTCTGGCTTTTCTTATCCGCCTGAGCTGATCGAGCGCGCCCGCCGCCTCCGCCAGATTCATCCGGTAAAGACTGTGGCCGAAATCCTTCATGTCTCCCGGCAATGGGTGGTGGAAATCGAGGAGCGCAACTGGAAGGTCAAGAAGGCCGGCCGACCTCTCCCCGAGCGGCCCGGCGACTTCGCGATCCAGTGCAACCACATGAGCAAGCTGGCCCTTGCCCGGCACTATGGCGTCGGCCTCTCCACTATCGAAAAGTGGCTGGTCGGGATCAATCGTGATTTCTCACCGCCACGGCCCGACCGCTCAATGCCGATACCGCCGCTTGAGGTGATCGAACAGGCGCTGTCCGGTCGCACCATAGAGGAAGCAGAACGCCTGCTTGGGGTGAATGGCGGCACGTTCAGAAAGTGGCGGCAGCATTACGGGATGCCGATCGCGCCTCGCAAGGGGAGGCGTGTCCTGAGGCCGTCGATCGGCGGCGCTGAAACCTATTTCAGAAAGGCCGCATAGACACCATGGGGGGCGACATCATCCTGCCTTGGCCGCCGTCGAGCCTGTCGGGTCACTCCGACAAGCATTTCTGGCGCATGCGGCCGATCATCGCAAAGCATCGCGAATGGGCGAAGAACGCCACGCTCGCCGCCGGGTCCATCGGGATTCCGAGTGAGGGTGATATCCGGGTGATCGTGACGTTCTATCCGCCAAACCGTCGCGGCGATCGGATCAATTTCCCCAACCGCATGAAGCCATTTTTTGACGGCATCGCCGACGCCTTGAAGGTCAACGATAGCCGGTTCCTGCCGACCTATCATTTCCGTGAGCCCGTGAAGGGAGGGCAGGTCGTGGTGTCAATCGGAGGCGCTCTGTGAGCAATAACCTAGTAGATCGCGCAATCCAGGCTGCGGCAGAAGAGTTTGCCGGGATTATTTATCAGCGCCTGGAGCAATGTAAGGCAGCGCTGGCCAGGCCAATCGAAAGCCCCATCGAAGAAGCTCTATTGGCTGCGTTTGTAGGATTTGCATCGGCCATCCCTGTCGTATCTATGCCGGGTCTAAAGTTTCCGGTCATGTCCACAAGAGTAAGCATGGAGTTGGACACTCAAGTACCTGTTGAGGGTTTCCGCGCCGACTTCGAGATAATCTGTCGCTATGGCGGCGAGGAATATGCGCGGCTGCTCATAGAGTGCGACGGTCACGATTATCACGAACGGACAAAAGAGCAGGCAGCGCGCGACAAGAGCCGCGATCGTAAGCTTACTGCCGCCGGTTACAGAGTTATTCGATTCACAGGTAGTGAGATATACCGCAACGCCTATAGCTGCGTGGCAGACGTATTCGATGTCGCTTACGGGTTGATCCCGACCACCCTGAAGGGTGAACGCCAGTGAGCCGCTGGTTTCGCCTCTATGACGAACTCCTGGATGATCCCAAGATCCAGAAGCTGCACCCTGTTCTATTCAAGGTGCTGATAAACCTATGGTGCGTCGCTAGCCGCAATGACGGTCGGCTACCCTCGATCACAGACCTTGGTTTTAGCCTCCGCATGCCAGAGGATGAAACGTTACGCGCTGTTTCAAAGCTCGTTTCGCTCGATTTAATCGATGTCGACGAAGCCACCGGAGAGCAGCGCCCACACGGTTGGGATGGCCGCCAATACCGCTCCGACTCCAGCACAGATCGTGTTCGAGCGCACCGGAAACGGCAGAAATCTCCCGATAATGATGATCCTCCTAATGGGGGAGTGATGAAACAAAGTGAAACGTTCCATGGAACGGCCCCAGAACAGAAACAGAGACAGAACAGAACAGAGAGTTCCGTAGCTTCAGCTACGGGCACGATCGTGCCGCACCCGGCCGCAGACTTCGCCAGCATCGTTTTTCAGAGTGGCGTCGCTCTCCTCGCCGGCTCCGGCATGCCCGATCGCCAAGCTCGCTCAACGCTGGGCCGCTGGCGAAAGAAGATCACCGACGCCGAAATGATCATCATCCTTCGCCAAGCCGAAATCGAACAACCCAGCGAGCCGGTCGAGTGGATCGCTGCTGCCGTGGAGAAACGCTATGCAGACCGCCCTGCAAACGACCAAATCCGGGACGCCGTCCTTCGCGACTTCGCCGAGGGTGCCTGAGTTCGTGGACATCGCAGCACTTGACGCTGAGATGTTCTATCTTCCGGCCGTAAAGCGTGAGCAGGAAGCGGCGCTTCGTCATGCCGCCGCTGCACATCACGACGCCCTGGCTCCAGCCCCATATGACCAGCGCAACACGATCCTTGGGGAGCTTCGCCTTCGGACGATCCCGCGAACCGAAGGGACGGAAGAGTCGCGAGCGCGACACCGCAAGCTGGTGGACGACACCGCCCATCTGCCGGCCGACATCCTGCGCCAAGCATGTACCGCCTACGTCCAGACCGAGGGAAACCGATTCTATCCCACGGCGGGTGAAATCATGGTGTTCGCAAACCCGCTTCTGAGCAAGCGCATGGCCCGCCGATCGCGGTTGACGCAAATGGCTGACGCCGCCGCCAATGCCTTCAACGAAGCTGATCGCGCCGATCCGAAAGAGATCGAGGCCATCCTTCGCAAGCACGGCCTGGGCGATGTTGCGGCGAAGGTTTTCGGAGCGAAGCCATGACCAGCATGATCTCGAAAATGGGCAAAGCTATGCAGGACGTGGATCTTGCGCCGTATTCGGTTTTCAACCCGGCGCATACGGACGCGATCTTCCAAATCTTCGCCACCGCCGCCCTCCAAGCCCTCCGCGAGCCTACGGAGGAGATGATCGAGGCTGGGGCCGCGACAGTTCAACAAACTTGGGACGATGGCAGCGACGCCATGGAGACCTTGCCACCATGTGACTTCATGCCGGCTGAACGAACCCACCTAGCCTTAGCCATCTGGCAAGCCATGATCACCACAGCCGCAGAGGGAGGGGAGTGATGGGGAGATTGAAGGGCATTGGCGACGCGCTCTGCACGTTGGTCGAGATGGGCAACGAAGGCGGACGCGAAGCCGAGCGCGCGGCGATCGTGGCGTGGTTGCGGGGGCCTGGGCCAGACAGAGACAACGGCGGCCCGTGCCGACATGTCGAACATGTGCAGGGTTATTGCACCTGCGGCGAACTCGCCACCGCCATCGAAGCCGGAGAGCATCACGGAACCCAAGGGAAGGAATAGGATATGGGGCGGAAGCGGGGGAAACCGACTATGAAGGCTATGACCGAAACCGAGCGACTTTCCGAGGCGGCCCGGAAGCGCGCTGCCAACGATGCGGCGACGCAAGAACTGGTGACGGACGAGGCCCGAAGCCATGACCATTACGAGCGGGACGTGGAGTTCGGTGTCAGCCGCAACCGCCTGGTCAATCGAGGCGGTACGCCTGTCCGTCGCTGGATTGCGGCAAAACTGCTCTCCGAGACCCAGCAGGCGGCAATCGCTCACTGCCTGAGCCTTTGGGGGATAGTCTCCGTCTCAGGCTCGCTGTCGTGCAATCTTGGCAAGGACGGCGTTCGCGGCGGCGGGGGGCTTGGTCACGCACGCGAGGCCGAGGCGCGCGAGGATTTGAAGCGCATCCGGGGTTATTTCCCACCAGCCTATTACCAGTGCTTCGAGAATGTCTGCCGGTTCGACGAGCCCGCTGGCGTCGCAGGCTCAAAGCTGTCGGTGAAGAAGGATAGCCACGAGGCGGCTGCTAGGCTGATCGTACAGTTCGTGGCGGATACGATCGCGATGAAGGAAAGGTTGAGCTACTGATGAGAGGTCGAAAACCAATCGACGGCGTTAAGCGCGGGAGCCACATTCAGTTGCGCTGCTCGGAGCCATTGGCGCAGTTAATTCGTGCGGATGCGGAGAAGAACGGCCGCAGTGTCGCAGGCGAGGTGATCTATCGCCTTGAGCGGTCGTACCGAGATGACGAAATTCTTGAATTGCTGAGCGCGGTTGCACAGAAGGTGGGTGCCTGATGAGACGAAGGAAGCAGGATGAGAGAACGGCCGTCGTCTGGTTCCTTCGGACGCTTGCCGCCCGATACAACGCGGCTGCTGCCTCCACGCCGGAAGTCAGGGAGGCGCAAAATATCGATGAGATGAACGCGGCATTTGAGGCCGACCCGCGCGCTACAGTTCTTTTAGAAATTGCTGATTCTGTTGCAGACGGCAAGCATGTGGAATTTCTTCAATCCCACATAAGAGCCCACAGCATCGCCAGAGCGGCTGCGCTCGATGCCAGAATAGTCGCCGAATATGTTGTCTTGACTTGCCCACCCCCCGCATGATACGAAACCCGCAACAATTGGAATTGCGCCAAGAGCGCTTGAAGGGCTGGCACATCGCTGGCCCTTTTCCGTTTCGGCTCCGGCCGACCCGTTCGCTTCCAGCAAGCTGTCCAACCTCCTCCAGTCGGCTTCGCGGACAGGCGAACGGGCTTCATCATGAGGTGACCTTATGGCACTTGAGATTAGCTATTGGACCGGCCGCGCCAAGAATGGCACGCAAGCCTATGGCAAGCGCATCTCTTCGGAGACCCGCTCCCTGTCCGGCACGAGCGCACAATCAGGCGCGACGCCTTCCGGTTGCAAGATTGTCCGTATTGAAGCAACCGAGGCTGCGCGTGTTGCCTATGGCTCAAACCCAACGGCAGACGCCACGAGCTTATACATGGCCGCCAATGCCGTGATCGATCGTGAAGCTGAAGTGGGCTGGCTGATCGCAGGCAAGACGGCTTAGGCCATGAACATCGATTTTGAGGACGATCAGGTAAAGGAATTGCTTGATCGCACCTCACAAGGTGAACCCCTTTCGCGCATCTGTCGCGATCCCATGATGCCATCGCGTTCGACAGTCTATGAATGGATCGAGGCCGACGAGCAGTTCGCTGGACAATTCCGCGCGGCGCGCGCGCGTGGCGTTCATGCAATGGCCGAAGAATGCCTGGACATTGCGGACGAGCCTGTAGCGAAGGACGATAGTGTCGCGGTTTCCAATAAGCGCGTGCGCATCGACACGCGGCTACGATTGGCGGGCAAGTGGCTGGCCAAGGAATATGGCGACAAGCTCGACGTGAATTACAATGCGGAGGTGACGCATCGGCATGACCTCAGCGCCTATAGCGCCGATGAACTCGACGCGCTTGAAAAGCTTATCGCAAAGGCTCCCAACGCTACAGGAGATCAGAGCCGAGCGAGCCTCACGAAGCCTGATCGCATTCACTGAATACACAAATCCGGCCTATGAACGGGCAGGGCATCACGAACAGATCGCAGCCAGGCTGGAGGCAGTCGCCAGGGGCGAGATCGACCGACTGATGATCTTTATGCCGCCGAGGCACGGCAAGAGCGAGTTGGCGTCGCGCCGCTTCCCTGCATGGTATCTCGGGCATCACCCTACTCGGCACGTCATCTCAGCCAGCTACAACTCGGACCTTTCGACCGACTTCGGGCGCGAAGTGCGCAACCTCATGGCTTCGCCTGATTATGGAGATGTGTTCCCCGGCGTAAGACTGCGGGCCGACAGCAAGGCCGCCGAGCGCATGAATACGGAGCAAGGTGGCGCCTATTTCGCCGCTGGCGTCGGCACAGCAACAACGGGGCGCGGCGCACATCTCGGCAATATCGACGACCCTTTCAAGGATCGCGAAGACGCGGACAGCGAAACACAGCGTGAGAAGGTCTGGAATTGGTATCGGTCAACATTTTTCACACGGTTGATGCCAGGAGGCGCGATCGTGTTGACCCTGACCCGTTGGCATGAAGATGATTTAGCTGGCCGCCTCCTCGATCAGGACGGGCGTGTTGAAGATGGCGGGCAGTGGCACGTTCTAGACCTCCCCGCGATCAACAAGGATGGCAAGGCGCTCTGGCCTGAATGGTATGACATCGGGGCGCTGAACCGGATCAAGGCGACGATCGGACCGCGTGAATGGTCGGCGCTCTACCAGCAGCAGCCGCAACCCGATGAGGGCACGTTCTTCCAGCGGGCCTGGTTCAAGGAATCGGTACCGCCCGCCGACCTAAGATATTACGGGACGAGCGATTACGCCGTGACTGATGGCGGCGGTGATTACACGGTGCATCGGATCTGGGGCATCTGCCCGCGCGGCAATATCCACCGTGTCGATGGCTGGCGCGGCCAGACCAGCTCGGATGTGTGGATCGAGAAGAAAATTGATCTGATCGCCAAATACAAGCCGCTGGCATGGTTTGGCGAGGGTGGGGTGATCCAGAAGGCGGTCGAGCCGATGCTTAGGCGTCGGATGATCGAGCGCAAGACGTTCTGCCGGCTGGAATGGTTGCCGAGCGTGGCCGACAAGCCGACGCGGGCGCGTTCGTTCCAGGCGCAGGCGGCAATGGGCAAGGTCTATTTCGAGCCGGGCGCCGATCTTTCCGAGTTCCTGGTCTTCCCGGCCGGCAAGCATGACGACGACGTTGACACCGCATCGCTGATCGGACGGGCGATCGACCAGGCGCATCCGGCGATCCTGAGTGTCCAGAACAAGGCCAAGCCCCGCGACCGCTGGGACCGGGCATCCCGCAAAACCAATGAGGACGATGGCGCATGGAAGGTAGCATGACCGCTGACGCCTACGACATTGGTTATCACACCAAGCGCTTCGAGGAGGCGGAGGACGCGACGCGCGATGCTCGCACCGATGCCGAGCGGGACCGCGACTATTACGACGGAAAGCAGCTCACCTCGGACGAGCGGGCTGCGCTGAAGAAGCGTGGACAGCCTCCGGTCATCTACAACCGCATCCAGCGCAAGGTGAACTACCTCAAGGGTCTGGAGACGCAGACCCGCAAGGACCCGAAAGCCTTTCCCCGCACGCCGGGCGATGATGGATCGGCGCAGGCCGCGACCGATGCGCTGCGCTATGTGTGCGATGATCAGGATTGGGACACGAAGCGCTCGCGCGCTTATGAGAATATCATTGTGGAGGGCACTGGCGCGATCATGGTCGGTGTCGCGCAGGTGACCAAGGCGGCGTTGCGCGGATCGACAGCGATGTCTCCACCGATGGTCGATCCAACGCTAAAGCGGATTCCGTGGGATCGCCTCTATTTCGACCCCCATTCGGCTGAGTTCGATTTCAACGATGCAATGTACATGGGCATCGTCACGTGGATGGACCTTGACGACGCGAAGCGGAAATTTCCAGACAAAGAGGAGGCGATTGAGGCGACCTGGGTGCAGTCCCGCAGCAGCGACACCTATGATGATCGGCCGAAGCATAACCTTTGGGCCGACTACAAGCGCAAGCGGGTTCGCGTAAACGAGGAATATTATATCGGGCCTGATGGTCAGTGGATGACATGCACCTATACCAAGGCTGGCTGGCTGGTTGATCCGCACCCGTCGCCTTATCTTGACGCTGACGGTAAGCCGGAAAATCCGATCAAGGCGATCAGCGCCTACATCGACCGGGACAACAACCGCTACGGTGAAGTCCGGGCGATGATCAGCCCACAGGACGAGATCAACAAGCGCCGGTCGAAGGGGCTGCACCTCATCACGTCGAACCGGCTTCGCATCAGTCGCTCGGCGTCGGCGGGCAATGGCGGGATGGAGCCGAGCGACTTCAAGCGGGAGATGGCCAAGCCTGACGGGATCATCTTTGCCGAGGATGGCGAGGTTGAGGTTCTGGCGAATGGTGCCGAGGCATCGGCCAACTTCGAAATGCTGCAGGAAGCCAAGGCTGAGATTGATTTACTTGGGCCGAACGCCGCGCTGGCGGGCAAGAACGAGAATGATGCATCGGGCCGGGCCATCCTTGCTCAGCAGCAGGGCGGCATGGTCGAGGTGGCGGATTTGACCGACCGCCTACGTCAGTTGAGCCTTGCGGTGTACCGATCGGTATGGGCGCGCATCCGGCAATATTGGACCGATCAGCGCTGGATCAGGGTCACCGATGACGAGCGCAACCTGAAATGGGTCGGGCTCAATGTGCCAAAAACGATGATAGAGGTGGCGCAAGAGCGGCTGCAGGGTGATCCAGAGGCCGAAATGAAGCTGGCGATGCTGGCGCGAGATCCGATGGCTCAGCAGCCCGTGGAGATCAAGAACCAGGTCGCTGAGATGGATATCGATATCGTCATTGACGAGGGCATGGACACGCCCACCGTCGCTGCCGAGCAGTTCGATATGCTGAGCAAGATGATGCCGTCGATGACGCAGCTACCGCCCGAGGCGATGGAGCTGCTGATCCAGGCATCGAGCCTGCGAGACAAGGACAAGCTGCTTGAGATCATCGAGGCGATGAAGGCGAAGGCCGCCCAGCCCAATCCGATGGCGCAGATGCAGCAGCAGCTTGCCATGCAGAACGCCCAGGCGACGGTCCAAAAGACGCAGAGCGAGGCTGATCGCAACACAGCCGACGCCGAGGCGAAGCGGGCTGGGATCGCGAACGATATTCAGGCGGGTCAGGTCAAGGCCCTGGAGGCCGCCGTCAAGGCGCAGCAGGCGAGCGAGCCGCAAAGGATGAGCGCCTAACACAAGATCAACGTCGTGAGACGTGGTGCCGCCGCCGGGCTGTACGGGCGACCAGGACGACGCTGAAGCGGTCGATATCGAGGCACGATCATGGAGAACGGCACCAGTTGGGACGATATTCTTTCTGACGCGGACGAAACCGCTTCCGAGCCGGAAGCCCTTAGCGGGCAACCTCGCGACGAGCAGGGGCGATTTGCCCCGGTCGAACAGACGCAACAGGAAGATCAGGGCGATCAGCAGCAGGAAGCGCCGCCGGCTTCCGAACCCGAACAGGGCCACATCCCGATCGCAGCTCTCAAGGACGAGCGGGGCAAACGCCAGCGCATAGAGGAGGAATTCCGACAGGCGCAGGAACGCTTGGCTCAGTATGAAGCCTATTTCCAGCAGGTGAATCAGCAACAGCCCGACCCGGAACAGGACCCCGTTGAGTTCCTAGCTCAAGAGGTTCTGAACCGAGTTCAGCCGCAGACGCAGCAGCAATATCAGGTGATGCGTGTACAGGTGGCCGAGCAGTTCGCCCGCCAGAAATGGGCCGACTATGACGAGAAGGTCGAGACCTTCAAGGAAGAAGCCCAGCGTAACCCCTTCCTATGGAAGGAGTTGGCGTCCGCCGAAAACCCGGCGGAGTACGCCTACAACGTAGCGGGCAATATCCTTGCGGCGCGAACCTACGGGGACGCACCTCCACCTTCTCGTGAGCAGATCGAAGCCGAGATCCGTGAAAAGATCATGGCCGAGATCGGCATGAGCAAACCCGCCGTCCCCACTTCTTTAGCCAACACTCAATCCAGGGGCGCCCGCAGCGGCCCGGCATGGTCCGGCCCGACTTCATGGGGTGACATCCTGGCGAGTTAGTTCGTCTCAACCCCGACTCCGCGTCGCGATGACGCCACAGTCCCTTTGATGGATTTTTTATCATGGCAGATACGATTGCAGCCCCCGGGCTGACCCCGCAACAGTGGGACGACAAGTTCTTCGTCCAGTGGGTCCACGAGGGTGGATTCAAGACGATGATGGGCTCCGATGAGGCGTCTATCATCCAGGTTAAGCAGGACCTCAACAAGAAGCCCGGCGACAGCCTGACTTATGCGCTGGTCAACCGGCTCACCAACGCGGCGACCACTGGCTCAGCCGTGCTGGAAGGCAATGAAGAAGACCTCATCAGCCGCTCCATGCGCGTCTATGTCGACAAGCGGCGTAATGCCGTCCGCCTGTCGGAGATGAACGAGCAGAAGTCGGCTATCAATCTGCGCAATGCAGGCAAGGCCGCGCTGATGACCTGGGCGACGGAAGATTTCCGCGACCAGTGCATCACCGAACTCGGGGCGCTGGCTTCAACCTCCACCAACTCCGTTGCGTTCGTCAACCGCACTGCGGCGATCGGCGATGCTTGGCTTGTCAACAACAAGCTGCACACCGTCTTCGGCGCATATGCGGCCGGCGGCTCGGCGGGCGGTACCGATCTGTCGGCCGATCTGGCGCAGCTCGATACGACCAACGACCTGTTTAACTTCAACCGCCTCGACGACATGATCCTGTGCGCCAAGACGGGCTCGCTTACGGTTCCCAAGGTGCGCCCGATCCGCGACCCCGGCAACGGCAAGCGCTATTATGTCGCGCTGGCAAATCCCTATGCGTTCAAGAACCTGCGCGATTCGATCGACACCGAGGTCTTGGCGCTGACCAATGTCGAAGCGCAGGCATCGAAGTTGTTCGAGGGCGGCGACCTCATGTGGAACGGCGTTATCATCAAGGAAATTGACGACATCCCGATCTACAGCAACATCGGCGCGTCGGCGACCACTGAGGTGACCCCGGTCTACCTCCTTGGTGCCCAGGCCCTAGCCTATGCCGAGGCGAAGCGCTGGACCACG